CCTACAGCCCTCGGCCTTTTGCCAAAGAACTTCACAACCGAGCGCATAAGCGCTGGGTCACGCTGGTGTGTCACCGTCGAGCAGGCAAGACGGTTAGCTGTTGTTTCGAGTTGATTCTAGGTGCGCTCGAAACAAAGAAAGAAAACCCACAGTTTGCGTACTTAGCGCCTTTCCGCGAGCAGGGCAAACGCATTGCGTGGCAGTACCTGAAAGACCTAAGCCGAAAGCACTGGAGCCGCAAACCTAACGAGTCTGATCTTATTCTTTATTTGAGGTCCAGAGGCGGCGAAGCCCGAGTGTTCGTCGGCGGCGCTGACAACCCCGACGCCCTACGCGGTTTGTACTTTGATGGTGTAGTGCTTGATGAGGTGGGGGACATCCGACCGAGTGTGTGGTATTCGGTACTGCGCCCGGCGCTGTCAGACCGTAAAGGCTGGGCCGTTTTTGCAGGCACACCAAAAGGCAAAAACATGTTTTGGGCGCTGCGAGAAGAAGCCCGCATTAACCCTAAAACGCATTTGCTGTTAGAAGTCAAAGCCAGCGAGTCAGGGTTGCTTGACCCTGATGAGCTAAGAGACGCCCGCGCGCAAATGACGGAAGACTCGTATTTGCGAGAGTTTGAATGCAGTTTTGATGCCAGTATTCCCGGCGCGTACTGGGCCAAAGACATTGAGAATTTGTACACCCTTGGCCGCGTCAAGGAGCTTACGCCCGACCCGGATTTACCTGTCGAAGTGGTGGGCGACTTGGGGTTCACTGATAGTTGCAGTTGGTGGGTATGGCAAACCGCCCCCGACGGTTATGCGGTCGTGGACTTTTACGAAGCCGACAGCCAGCCGGTGCAGCACTATATTGATTGGATTAAGGGTTTACCCTATAAAGTCGATAAAGTTTGGTTGCCTCATGACGCCAAGGCAAAGTCCTTGCAGACTGGGCGGTCAATTATTGAGACTTTTTTATCGAATGGCATACGCCCTGGGCTTGTGCCTGAGATGAGCGTGCAGGATGGTATTGAGGCTGCGCGCAAAGTCATCCCGTACTGCTACTTCAACGAAGCGCCAACGTACAGAGGATTGGAGCATTTGCGTGCGTACTGCCGTGAGTGGGATGAGCGCAACCAAGTGTTTAAGCAAAAGCCCAAGCACGATTTACATTCGCACGCCAGTGACGCGTGGCGCTACATGAGTTTGGTGGCGCGCAAGATGAAACACACTTTAGAGGTCCCCGGTGACGCGCAAGGCGCGCAAGCGGTTGACCGCGCGATACAGCAGCAAACATACGGCTTCAGTTTAGAAGATTTATATGAGGCGCGGCCAACGCAATCTAGGAGAATCCAGTGAGTGTAGAGACAGAGGGCGGTAAGCTTGATTCTGTTGACGACATACGAGGCGGCACACAGAGCCGCTCGGTCAAGCTGTGGCGCAAGGAGCTAGACGCGGCACGCAAGTTTATGGACAAGTTTCATAAATCTGGCAACAAAATCAATAGACGATATTTGGACAAGCGCGAAGCCACGCAAGATGGTGAGCGCCGAGTCAATTTGTTTTGGTCAACCATGCAAGTGGTCATGAGTATGCTTTACGCCAAGCCGCCGAAGGTGCAGGTGTCTCGTCTGTACTCGGACTTTCAAGACGAGCCAGGGCGCGTCGGCAGCGAGATTTTAGAACGAATGCTTAATAATGACGTGTCTCAAGACGGCAGTCGCACGAGCAATTCTATACGACAGGCCGTGCAAGATTGGGCCATTGTGGGCATGGGCCAGATTTGGAACCGCTATGACGTGGAGGTGGCCGATTCAATAGACCCTATGACAGGGATGCCTGTTGAGCAAGTGATCGGTGAGCAAGCGCCAACGGAATACGTGCATTGGCAAGATTTTTTGTATTCACCCGCGCGCGTTTGGGATGAAGTGCGTTGGGTGGCGCGGCGCAGCTATTTGACCAAAGATCGCTTAACGCAGCGCTTTGGGCCAGAGATTGCCAACATGGTTCGCATGGGCGTTGGCAAAGAGCAAAAAGAGACGCAATACGAATCCGATAAGTTGCCTGACGACCCGTGGACGAAAGCGCCGGTGTGGGAGATTTGGGATAAAGACACCATGACGGTGTACTGGTACACCGATAATTGCGACACCATACTTGACGAGCGCCCAGACCCGTTAGGTTTGGAAGGGTTTTTTCCGTGTCCTGAGCCTTTAATTGCCAACGCCACGACAACGGAGCTAGTGCCAAGGGCCGACTACTTGCTTGCGCAAGACCAGTTTGACCAGCTCGATGAGATCAACACGCGCATCAGTTACCTGACGCAAGGTATGAAATTAGTTGGCGTTTATGACGCCTCGGCCGATGGCATACAGCGGATGCTTAATCAGGCCACCGAGAATCAGTTGATTCCAGTGGATAACTGGGCGATGTTTGCTGAAAGCGGGGGCGTAAAGTCCAAGATTGAATGGATGCCGATTCAAGATTTTGCGGCTGTGCTTGAGCGCTTGGTGGGTTTGCGTGAACAAGTCAAAGGTCAAATTTACGAAGTATTAGGCGTCAGCGACATCATGCGTGGTAATAGCAAAGCCTCAGAGACGCTAGGCGCTCAACAGATCAAGGCGCAGTTCGGTTCAACACGTGTGCAGCTTAAGCAGTTTGATGTAAGCAAGTTTGTGCAGCGGGGTTTAAATAAGAAAGCCGAAATCATTGCCCGGCATTTTCAGCCTCAAAGTATTGCGCAACAAAGCAACGTCATGATGACGCCTGACGCGCAGTTTGCCATGCCTGCTATTGAGTTAATAAAAAACCCGGAAATGTCAAAGTACCGTGTGCAGGTGCAAGCTGAAACCATGGCCTACATGGATAAAAACGCTGAGAACCAGCGGCGTACCGAAGCGCTCACCGCGATTGGTCAGTTTATTCAGCAGGTCATGGGCATGACGCAGCAGCTCCCTGGCGCTGCGCCTTACATGATGGAAATCGTGAAGTGGTATGGCGCGGGCTTTACGGGCTATCAAGAAATTGAGGGCATTATGGACCGCGCCATTGATGCCGCTAACAAATCTATTCAGTCACCCCCACCGCCGACGCCTAAAGAAATGGCAGAGATCGAGCGTGAAAAAGCTGAAGTGCAAGAAAAAATGGCCGGGGCTACTCAGCGTCGGGCCAGCGCGGTTAAAGATTTGGCTGACGCGCAGTCTAAAGCCATGGAAGGCATGGGCGTGTACCCCGTGCCTCCTGAAGCGTTTTTGGGGCCGATGGGTGGCCCACCAACACAGATGATGCCGCGACCTATCGGCCCACCAGGTTCACCGGGGCAGGGCGGCGCGCCCCCGTCTCCGCGCCCGCCCATGCCGCCCGCCACGGCACAGCCCCCGGTGAACCCTCAGATGCAGCCGCAGATGCAGCCGCAGATGCCGCAACAACCGCAGATGCCGCAACAACCGCAGATGCCACCCACACCACCCATGCCACCAAGAGGACAGCAATGACACGCAGACGCTGGATACAGCAGCCAGACGGCAGTTTGGTAGAGTTGTCGCCGCATGAGCACGGCGCACCGCGCAATCACCGTGGAGATGCCAGCCTTTGGAACGACAGGTCTTATACGGATTTGCGCGCTCCTGACGGAACAGACATTTCGAGCCGATCTAAACAACGGGCTTACATGAAACAAAACGGATTAGCCGATTACTCAGATTTTGCGGGCGAATTTTCCCGTAAAAGAAAGGAGCGCGACGCTTATCACAGCGGCAATAGTGGCTCTGTAAAGCGAGACGACATTAACCAGGCAATTGAGTACTTAAAATCCCGCCGATAGGAGCTAAACCCATGGCTGAAGACACAACCACCACAGAAAACACCGGCTTAAGAGAAGCGCTAGAGACAGCGTATGAGGAAAAGTCGGCCGAAACGCCCGAAAATGAGGTCGTTGAGGACAATATTGAAGCACAGGAGGCAGAACCGGCCGAAGCGGTAGAGCCTGAAACCGAAAAAGAGGAAACAAGCCCAGAAAAAACGTCTTTAAAAGACGAATTAGACAAAAATTCGCCAAAATCAGACGAAAAAGACCAAAAACGCGACGAAAAAGGCCGTTTTGAAGGCAAAGAAGCTATAAAGGCGGCTGAAAAAGTCGGTCAGCCCCTCGATTCGGAAGCAAAAACCGAAAAAGACCCCCTTGCTAGAGCGCCAGAAGCTTGGAAACCAGAGGCTAGAGAGTACTGGAAAGACATCCCAGAAGAAGCAAAAAAAGAGATTATTCGCCATAATCAGTTGGTTTACGACACATTAGACAAAACGACCAGTCAACGTAAGTTTGCTGAAGCGGTGGCGCAAACGGTTAAGCCTTATCAGGCCACAATTGAAGCCGAAGGCGGCAGTGTCGTGAAGGCCATTGGCGATCTTATGCAAACAGCGCAAGCGCTACGCACGTCACCGCCCCCGCACAAAGCGCAATTAGTGGCTGGTTTAATTAAGCAGTTTGGTGTAGACATCAATCAGCTAGATCAAGCGTTAATAGGCGCTACCCCACAGCAAGACCCGATTGCCCAGCGCATTGAGCAAGAGATGGCCCCGGTGCGTCAGTGGCAACAGCAAATGGCGCAGCAACAACAGCAGGCCCAGCAACAGGAAGAACAAGCCCTTGAGCGAACAGTGCAAGAGTTTTACGCCACTGAACCTGAGTTTTTAAACGATGTGCGCGACCGCATGGTTGAAATGTACGACGGTAAAACACCGCTCCAGGAGGTGTATGAAGAAGCGTGCTGGGCCACGCCCTCGGTTCGCCAAGTGATGCTACAGCGCCAAGAAACGCAACGCCTACAAGCGCAATCGGCTGTGGCCACTAAAGCTAAAAACGCGGCGGTAAGCGTTGGCGGCGCGCCTTCTGTAGGGGCGGCGTCTCAGGAAACGCCAAACTCAATCCGTGAAGCCCTGGAGTTAGCTGTCTCACGCAATGTTCGATAAATTCTTGCTATGTAAAGCCTTTAAGATATATAATTGGGCTATTGGTGTAAGTGAAAGGCCAGTAGCCCAATTCGCTACCCCAATCAGGTTGTCGGGGGCAATCCGCTGACGGAACTCCTAGAGATAGACGGCCAAGAAGATCGTTTTCTTGTTCAATTTCTAGGAGAAATACTATGGCAAATTTGCCTATTAGCGACATCGTGGCGACCACGATTGAAAGTCGCTCCCGCAAAATCGCGGACAACGTCACCAAAAACAACGCCCTTCTCACCCGCCTAAACAACGCTGGTGGTATTCGTGAGATCACGGGTGGCAGCGTGATCTATGAAGAGATCAGCTACCAAGAGAACAGCAACTTCGGGTTTTATTCCGGC